TCCTGGCGCCGTTTTTCCAGATCGGCGCGAATGTCATCGGCGGATCGGTAACCCGGCAGTTGAGAGGCGATGGGTCCAAGAATGGCTTCGCCGCCACGCGCCAGTTTTTCCGCCCCATAATCGACGGCATTGCTCATGCCGTGTCCGACCGCCGTCAGGAATGGCGCTTCGACGGGTTCAGGAAAAAGCGGCTTCGGTTCACTCGTTCCCGGCCAATGCGGCGCGGTCAATTGCAGATTGGGGGCGATGTTGGCGCGGATCGCATCGAAAGTATTGCTGACTAGGCCGCCATGATCCATTGGCACCCCGTTCTGATATGGATGGGTCAGGGGACTCGGCGCCGCCGTGAACGGATTGACGGGCGCGACGGGTCCGACAGCGGTATCGCCGCCGCCCTCCGGACCGATCGAAACGTCGTTATCGAAGAGAGCCATTACTCACCTCTGCGCCTGGGGATCGGGAACCAGTTTCAGGCCGCCACCGGGGGCGCGATACAATGTGCGCGACTTTACGTTATAGTTATCCGCCCATTCAGCCACTTTCCCGCTCCATTCCGGGTTTGGATCTCTTCGGTGGGCATACAGGTCCGCCGGCATCTGGGGCACGATCGGATATTTCTTTTCCATGATGTCACGCGCCCGCTCCAGGGCGTCGGCGGAGCTGGTGTTGGGTCGTGTCATTTCTTCGTTATAGATCGTATTGAGTTTCATCTTGGCCCGCGCCGCCTGTTGCAGATATTTGATGACGGCGGTGCGCGTGGCCTGATCCTCGTAGAGCGACGGCCCCATGCTTTCGATGAAAGTCAGGTCGCGATCCGACAATTGGCCCATCTGTATCCCCGACCGCAATTCAGTGATCGCGCCGGAAATACCGCTCTGCAGCATCTGGATTGGCCCGGCATCCCCCTTCGGGACAATACCGAAATTAGCCAGATGATTAAGTAATGACGTGCCGCCGTATTTGACGTTGGCGAGGCTTTGCAGTGTGGTGTTCTTGTCCCCGACGTTGTCGGACAACGCTAGCAACCCCTCCAGATTTTGCACCTTACCCGCCGCCGTGACGCTGTCCTTGGCCAGCATGTCCCTGACGATTTTGTTGCTTTCCACCACGGCACCGGCGGCGGTGCTGAGACGTGACTGGCTTCCGCGCTCCTGTTCCAACGCGATGTCGTTGGCCAGCTTCTGCTTCGCGTCGTCTTGTTTCTGCTGCTGGTCCCAAAGATGCTGCGCGATCCCACGTTGCGACTCGGCCTGCTCCTTGCGGAAGACGTCCGCCGCGTCGGCCGCGTCTTTTTGTTTCGCCGCGATGGCATCGGCCCGCGCTTTCTCGACGGCGGCGAGTTTTGCCGGCACCTCTCCGGGCAGGCCAAGCCCCGCCTCCTGTCGCTGCCTGTCGAAGCTCGCGTTCTGCGCCGGTGTCAGGTTCGGATCGTAGCGCGGCAGGTTGGGGATCGGAATTTCCGTCGGCTTCCAGTCCGGCCCGTAGGGACTGACGATCGGTGGTGTCGCCTGGGCCATGACGACGGCACCCGGCATCGGCGCCGGGGCGGAGCCTGAACCAGGTGCCAGCGTCGTGGGGTCGGCTCCGGCGCCGATCATCCCCGCCTTGATCGCCTCGACGTCAGCGGCGCTGCCAGGGGGTGAGGGCGGGATAACCGACCCCGTGGGCGCCGCGGGTCCGGCGGTCTGGGTTCCACCGGCGCCGGGTGCGATCGGCGCCTCGGGCGGCGGCAACGCGGGACGAGCGCCGGCTCCAGCACCCGCTCCTGGCGCCGAGGCCTGACCGGGCGCTACCGCTGGCTTCATGAACGACGGGGGGGGCGTATTGGCGTAGCGGGCCTTCATCTGCCCGACAGTCATGTTCGCCAGTTCCGGGTTGGACTTGACGGCGGCCGGAACGACATAGGCGCTGATCGGTGCGTTGTCGGGCGCCCCGGCGATGGCGCCCGCCGCCCCGGCGCCCAGATAATGCGCGATACCCAGCAGCGGCCCGCTGGGCGTGACGCCTTTGCGCTGAAGTTCGTCGGCATTCTGTTTCGCCAGCCACTCGATGGCGATCGGGCCAACCTTCGCGCCGAACGCGGGATCTTTTTTCGCCGCGAGGATCTGATCCGGCGACATGCCGGCGAAATACTGTGGATTGGCGGTGGCGAAGTCGTTCCAGGTGCTATCGAGAAACTGGCCGACGCCGGCCGCCGAGGAGCGGGGATTCTGACCGGTCCCCTCATGCCCGCCGATGGCCCCCACGTAAGTATCCGCGCCAACATCACCGACGTTAGGCGGTGCCACACCGCCCGCCGCGATCCGCCGCGCCACATCCGCCGCCTGGGTTTGCGCCTTCAATTGCAGCAGCGGCAGCACTTCCTTCAGCTTCGCCAGATCCCCCTGCTGGTTTTGGATCGCGTAAGCCTGCTGAGCGCCGAGCAGTCCCGCCGCCTGCCGCGCGGTGGTGTCGTAGCCGTGCTCCGCCGCCTGGAAGCCTTGCGCCAGATTGCTGCCGAAGGTCTGGCCCGGCACGTAGTGCGAGGCCGCCATCAGCCCGGTGCCGAAACGTGACAGCGCCTGGAACCCGGCCTGCTCGCGTTCCGCCGGCGACAGCGCCTTCAGCGTCTCGGGTCCGGGCGAACCGGCGAACTCACCGAGCAGGGAGATGCCGTGCCGCAGCCCGCCCCAGAAGCCGCTGTGATCGACCGGCGTCTGATCCGGCTGGATGTTGGGCAGCGGCTGGGTGGCACGCGCCAACAGCCCATTGATCATCTCCGGCGTGAGCGCCGAGAGGTCGAGGGAGGGAGCAGCGGTCGTCTGATCATCGGCCATGGCGTCCCCCTACAATCCCAACAGCCCAGGTCCAGGCGGTCGCGACGGCATTTGTGGCGCTCCTCCGGCCACGGCGGGTCCGGTCGCGGCCTGTTGATACATCTGCTGACGCTGGGTGAGCAGACGTATCAGTTCAAGGAGGTTGATCGGCTGGCCCGGCCGGCCGACCGGCGAGTTGGGGATCGGCGCGTTTTGTGGCGCCAGTGTTGGTATGGTGCCGGGATTCCTGCTCGGATCGGCATACTGATCGCTGCCGGCGCCTAGCGTCTGCGCCCCCGCCAGCCAGTTAAGACCGGGACTGTTCGCGCTGTTGAACCCCGACGTGTCGCCATATGTGGCGGGATTGGATGCGTCCGATGAGATTTGCACCATCACTCAACCCTCATCCCGATTTCGCTATGCTTGCTGCCGTGCTGCCGAGCTTGGACGCGAAGCCGACATAGGCGCCGATGGTGTTGAGCAGGCCTGGATCGGTCTTCTGCGTCGTGCTGCTGCTGCCCGTTCCCGTGGACGTCGTGCCGTAGGGCACCGCGCCCACGGCGGAGAGCAGCACATCGAGGTTCTGATACGGCTGCTGTTGCTGCGCCTGCCAGTTGCCCATCGCCTCGTCGATCAGTTGCTGCTGGTAATTTTGCTGCCCGGTGCCCGCCGCCTGCAGCGCGCCAGCCTGTTGCTGGTCGAGGTTGGCCTGGGTGACCGCCTGCCCCGGTAGCTGCTGCGCCGCGAGCAACCCTGATTGGAGGTTCTGGTTGGCCACGCCCTGCCCCGCGCCGAGGCCCTGGCCGTAGGCGGTAGCACCCAACCCGGCCAGTTGTCCCGCCGCCCCATAGCCCTGCTGGGCCAGCGCCCCGGCCGCGCCGTAACCCTGCTGGCCTAGTAGCGCACCGGCGTTGTAGCCCTGCTGGGAGGCGTTGTTGGCCAGATTGTAAGCCGGTGTGAGCGCGCTGTTCCACCCGCTGTTGAGCATGTTGCCGATGAACTGTTGCGTTCCCAGCGCGGTCTGCGCGTCGGCGACACCTTCTTGCACGCCCTGTCGCGAACCACCGAACGCACCGACCTGATTGGCGTTTCCGGCGATGCCTTGTTTGGCCAGCGCCAGTTGTTGCTGGCCCGCCTGATACGCCGGGTCGATCACCTGCGCGGTGTAAGGCGACATCAGCGCGGTGGCGTTGGCGCCGACCTGTTGGGCCGTGGCCGGGCCGGCGTTGGCCAGATACGAACCGAGCAGGCCCTGGGTCTGCCCCAGTGCCGAGCCGAAATAGTTCTGCGACCGCCCCTGCGCGTCGCCGAAATAGTTCTGTGCCTGCCCGCCGGCGTTGTTGTTGTAATTGCCGTAGAGCGACGATGATAAGGCATTGATATCATCAGCGGTGATCGGGTTGGCCTGTCCGATCAGGCCGCCCCAGGCGTTCGCCGCCGTGCCGAACGCCGGATCGGCGGAGCCCTGCAGGTTTCGCACCGCCTGATAGGCGGCGAGTGTGTCGGGCGACTGACCGGCCACCTGTTCGCCCGTGTAATAAGGCGTTGGCGTTTGATTGCTCAACGCGACGGCGCGATCCGTCGCTTCATGCGCGGCATTGGTCAACCAGTCAGGCAACCGGGTGCTGGAACTGGTATCCTGACTGGAGGTCGTGGTTTGTGAGCCGCCCTTGGATTTGTAACAACCCATGAACGACAGGTGGTCGGGCTGGCCGCCGGGCGTCCACATCATGGCAGCAGATCCTTGTAAAACGTGATCAGATCCGGCTTCCACCCGGACGAAGCAGCCGCGCGGCCCCATCCCTTGCGTCCGGAGGCGGTAGCCATCTGACAGCCGTTGAACCGCGCCCAGGTATCTATGTCGTTCTGAAGCGCCAGCACGTCGTCCAGCGCGCCGGCCACGAGCCAGTAGCGCACGACCTTCAGGCGAGGGAATGTCACGAGTTCAGTGACCACGACACCGTCGCCCTTCTCCCAGAACATGGCATGTCCGGTATTCACCATGGCGACAACATCATCGATGGTGTGCGTATTCCCGCCACGGTCCAGCGCCTTCTGAAACCGCGCGCGCTTCTCTTCGGAAGACAATCCGCTCATGGCCTGGGCACCGCTTCGGTGGCGATCGTGCCGGCGTTGTCGATGCTGACCTTCCATGTCGTTCCGTCCGGCGACCGCAGGCCGATGAACGGCCATGTCGGCGGCGATGTCGCTGACTGCTTCGCGTTGATCGCGTCGGCGAGCTGTTGCAGGCGCTGATTGATGTCGCCGCTGACCGGGGCGACGAACGGCGCCGGCGGATGCCTGAGTGTCGCGGCCATCAGCGAGATCCTCCCTGGCGCATCTGAAGACGTGGACGGCCGACGGTGAACGGCCCGTCAAGTATCGCTTCGAGCCGCATGCGCACCGAGCGGCCGGAGAAACGTGTATCCATCAGACCGTTGTGAACTTCGGTGTAAAGACCGGTGTCGGTTTCAACGCTGTCCCACGGCTCCTCGCGGGCGAAGAAGCGGAAGCCGAACGGCGCCGGCAACGTCGGATTGGCGGTGGCGTCGAAAACCACCTGTTTCACATGAAACCGATTATTCCCCTCACCACCATTGAGCGCGCCAGTTTCCAGAAAGACCTCGCCAGCGGAGGCGCGCGGGGCGCCATCATTGGTGTACCCGGATTCGTGCTGATAGAGCGCGCCCCCCGAGGTGGAGGCGCCGCCCAGCACGGGAAAGTCGAGCGTGCCGATCCGATCGCCCGCCGTGCGCGCGCGCTTGCCGAGCAGCCAGTAGCCGGGCTGGGTTGTGTAATTCATCGCGATGTAGCGGTTGTTTTCACCGTCGGTCGAGTTTTCGTCGGGCCAGTCCCACCACATCTCGGCGAACCTTGGATTGGCGGAGCCGAACAACCGGCCCGCGCCGCCGGCTTTCAGCACCGAGAAGAACCAGTTCTTCACGTCGCACTGCAGCGGTTGGACGTTGCCATTGTAGGACCAGAAGTTCTGATTGGACATCCAGGCGACGAACGAACCGGCGCCGGCCACCGCGCGCGGCGAGATCGGTCCGCAGCCGGTGCCGATCTGAGTGATGCCATAGGCGTATGGCGCGCCGACATACTGCATCAAATGCACATCGTTCGTGGTGAACAACAAAATCCCGGCGCTCACCTTCACCGCTGTCAGCGCGGCGGCCGAGGTCACCAGTTGTTTCTCACCCGCCAGATTGGTGACATTCGCCGTCCAGACCGTCATGTTCTCTTGATCGGACCACGCGATTTTGCGTGGATCGCCGCCCGCGCCATACAGCACCACCTGACGTTGGTCGGTCACGATCACGCCGCGATTGTTGGTGGGCGCGTTGAGCACCTGCGTGGCGTGGACGGTCGGGGTTTTCGGGTCCCAGACATAGAGATGGCCATCCTGGGTGGGCACCACGACCAGCAACTCGCCGAACGTGTCCATCGACCACCAGTCAGTGGCATTGCCGAGAATGCCGGGCGGTCCTATCGGGCCGCCGCTTCCACTCGATATGCCATAGACGCCGAAGCCGTAGTCACCGAGGCCGTAGCCGGAGGGAAAGCCAGACGGCAGAGTGGGCGGCGCCCCGGTCGGCGTGATGTCGTGAAGAGTTCCGGTGTCGAACAGATAGGCGTAGAGGTGGGTATCGGTGCCGAACGCGGCCCAGCGTTGGTAGGTGTTATCATGCCAGGTGACGACATCGCGCGGCGGATCGGAGACGTCGCTGCCGCTCAGTTTCGCGTTACCGCCGATCGGCACGATGGCGCCGCCGCGCCAGCGGATGTTGTTGCTGTCCCACCATTTTCCAGGCGTCGCCTCGGAGGTTGACTGACGGACGATGCCGGCCGGGGGCGAGACGGTTATCCGGGGCACGCCGCCTCCAGTGCCCTGACGCGGCCAGCGAGTTCCCGGCACGCGTTCACCAGGGCCAGCGTCAGGGGGCCGAGTTGCGTCGCGAGATAACCGTTGTCCTGTCGAAACACCAGTTCTGGCATGATGGCCTGGGTGCGTTGCGCTGACAGGCCGTGGTAGGTCACGCCATCCGCGACGGTGCCGCCATCGCCGTTGTAGCTGAAACTGATCGGCGCCAACGCGGTGATCTCAGCGAGCCCGGCGGCGTAGGGTTGAATGTCGCGTTTGGCTCGCTCATCGGATGTCGCCGCCCAGGAACCACCGCCCGGCTTGAACCCGTTCCCGGTGTTCAACGTCAGGTTGGTCTGGATAGACGCCTGCCCCCCGCAGCCGAAGTTGCCGCCACAACCCATGAAGCCACTCGTCTGGACTTCGTTGTTGCAGAGGATATGGTTGGTCACAACGGTCCCCTGACAGCCGATATCGCCGCCCGCGCCGAGGTGCCCGGCGACATCGAGGCTTCCGCTGATGACGCCGCCGGTTTTGGGCAGCAATGCCCCCAGCAAACCATCGACCTTTTGCCAGTTCGCGTTGGTTTTGTTTCCCCAACTGTCCTGCGAGCCACCGATGGCCGGCAGGGTCAGGCCGTAGCCGGGGGTGATGCTGTCGCTACCGCTCATGTTGTTAGCCTCATGAAAACACCCGCGTCTCAGCCGTGCTCCAATTTGACGGGGTAGTAAACGATTTGACCGTGGTCCACGTGATCGCGTCATCCGATCCGTCGAGCGAGAACTCGACAGGCGAGTTAGGCCCGTAACGAACCGAAATGGCCATCTCAACGATGTTTGGGAACGGGGGGGCACCAAAGTCGTAACCCCACCAGACCGGAGCGCTGTGGCCCCAGTAGGTGGCAAAATTGCCATCGGCCGCCGAAGCCGGGGCGTTGTAGGTGGTGGCGGATGCGATCGCCGTACCGCCGGAACAAAGGTTTGGACCGCCGATGGCGGCGCGAAACGCCATTTCGCAAAGCATGATGGCAGCCGTCGGCACCTGTGCCTGCGTAATGTTAATCCGCCAATAGCGGTGTCCGCTGGTGGCGGCTCCTCCCGCCGCGCTCATGATCAAAACATGCGCGGTCACGCCATGCCTTTCGACAGCAGCAGGCCCCGCCACGGTGTTCCGAGGGTCAGTGTATAAAACCCAAGAATGTCGACACCGGACACACTGAGCACGGGCGGAACCCCACCAGCCCACGTCACGCCATACCACCAGGTGATTGGGGCCGAGCCACCGTTGGTGAGCTCAAGTATGAACGACGGGACCGACCCTGGCGGCGGCAGATTGGCGACGGTCAGAGCTGTCGCGCCTGTGATGGTTTTGGTGAAATATGTCCCCTGGCTCAGATCGATGACGTTGCCGATCAGGCTCGTGACTGTTTCGCGCACCGTCGTCGCGTTGACGACGGGGGCTGTCACGGTTCCCGTGAACGTGGGAGACGCCGCCGACACCGGAGTGAACGCCAGCGCCGTGGTCACATCCCCGGACGACAACGCGACCGCGCCGGTTCTCGTGTTAAACGACGATACGCCCGCCACGCTGCCGGCTACCTTGTTGTCGACGTATTGCCGTGTCGCCGCCTGCAACGCCGCCGCCGGGTCCGCGACCAACGTCAGTGAGCCTGTGAGTGTGCCTCCGGACAAAGGCAGATAAGGTCCACCAGTGCCAACGGCGGCGTCCAGCAAATCAGCATTGGCGTTCAGGTGGAGTCCCCAGGAATCCGTGTCACCCATGTTGGTCGGTTTATAGAGACCAAGGTTCGGCGTGTTGGTGTAGTCAGTCATTTCACACCGGCCGGAGGATTGAGTGCCGTGTTGGTGATGCCGGCCGGGCTGTCCGAACTGTCATCCGTCACGGCCACGAACCATGTCCCTGCCGCGTCGTAGGGCACCTTCACATGCCAGCCACCAATCCCCGACGTGCGATTGTAGCCCATGCGCATGACCCAATCGCGATAGGTGCCGGTCGAGGTGCCGGTATGCGGCCGGTTGGTCTGCGGCGCGACGGGCGCCTGGAAGCCCCAGACAATGGCACCGTTACTTGCGCGCCATTGAGGGTTACCACCAGGGGTGGGCGTCATTGAGCCGGCTGTGCTGGCCATTTCATGCCTCCTTCATGGCCACGCGCGGGACGAACGGTTGTGGTTCATCCCCGGCGGCCTGTTGCGCGCATTGCCGTTGGATCTCGGCTATGAGGGGTGCCACCACCTCGTAGGGGCCTTTCGCCAGCACCCGCATGGTGACGTCCCATGCACCGGCTTCCAGGGTGACGGAGAGTTTGTCGGTGGGGGTCATACGATGCAGATCCCAACATTTACGCGGCCAATGCAAAAGGTCCGGGCGCCCATACCCCAGGCGCGCAGACATGAACCTGGGACTGATCAAAGGCGCGCTCCAGCGGCACGAGATGCAGATCAGTATCGCCTGCGTAGCCGCCGACGCCGAAGCCGCCCATGCCGAAGCCGCGCGACGAGGAGCCGACAAAAAGGAAGCCGGACGGCATCACCGCCGCCGGCAAAAAGCTCGACACGGCTCCATAAGCCGAGGCGCCGAACTGCCGGCTACCAAAGGGCCTGACGACCTCTTGATGAACAATGGCGATCCCGCCAGCGGAAATGCGCGCGATGTCGTACATGGCGATCAGAACCGGCGTGACCGTGGGCAGCGTGCCGAACAGGGTGCCCGCCGTATCCCACAGCGTCACGGTGTTGATGGCGCCCCAGAACGCGGTGGCGTGCGGCCACTGGAGCGAGGTCGTGTTGGCGATCGTGATGCCGTCAGCGCAATACGCCAATGTCGCCGGTTGCCGCGTGTAGCCCGCCACGGCGACCTCGGTCCCGCCCACCGCGAGGCCGACGAAGCAGTCGAGCGGAAGGGTGAGGGTGCCGGGCATCAGGCCGCCGCCACCGCCGGATTACCGGTCGGGGTTCCGGCGCATGACGAGACATACAAAAACGTGGTCGCGACCGACCCGCCCGTAAGCGGCAGGAAATTGGGGGTTCTGGTGTAATCGCTCACGGCGCTTCGTCTCCCAGCCAAATACCCAGCACGGCGGCGCTGTCATGAAGATCCGCGTCGGTCATCTCGTATCGATCGGGCCGGAACGCACGCGCTTCTTGTGCAGAGCGGATGTGGACGTAATACAGCGTCGGATCGCCCCTGGCGGGCACCTGAACGAGGGTGCCATTCGGATCAGTGTAGCTGGTCGCGGCACTACCGGGACGGCCATACCAGGTGTCAGGCGGCGGTGTGCCGGGGTCGGCAGGAACAAAAATATCACCGTTAGCGTCGCGACGATCGCCGAGCGCGTTTTGTGCGTTGCCGCCGTCGCTCTGGAGTTCCGCGCGTAACGCCGCGAAGCCTTCAACGCCAACCGCGAGCGCGGTGACGGGAAACGTGAGCCTGTAATCGACTGTCATGTCGTCACCTGCTGCATTTCAGTGTCGGACAGTGCGCGGTTCCAGTAGGTCACGCGGCGGAAGTAGCCTGTTGGCTGTGGTTGATAACCAACAGGCGTCTGCATGAACCAGAGCGATGTTACCACCGGCAAAGGTGTTGTAAGCGCGGTTGCCGATACAACAGCGCCATTGCTTGCGGAACTGGCAACAGTAGGTTGATATGCTATCGCACTTTTCACGACTGTCCCTGGTGTTATGATAAAACCACCATTCACGTATCCGTTGGTGCCCCCGTTTCTGATTTGTCCATTCATTGTATTAACAGTCTGCTGGACATAAAGACCAATGGAATCGATGTTAGAATCAGCACCAACCAAATCCAGGACATGACCGAAGCTGCTTGTCAGTTGTCCCGTGTAAATAAACTCACCATGCAACGTCCCGAAGTTAGCATTAAACCAACTCACGTTCGTCGGCATCGACACTACATCCGCCGCCCTCGTCACAGCCACCGATGTCGTTGGAATGTAGCTGGTCGGGAACGCACCGACTTCGACTTGTTGTCCAAACACCCAAGCACCCTTGACGCCATCACCAGCGAACACGAAATTTGCTGTGTCGTCGTAAAGAATTACGTTCGATATGTAGTTGCCACCCGTCGCGTTCGACGTGTTGGTTACGGAACACCGATACCAACCGTTCCCCATGGGTTGGATTTTGCCTGATCCATTCGAGGTTTGCGTTCTGATCGTTCCATTCGACAGATCGAATTGCACTGTTTGATCAACGTCGAACGCGTTGTTCGCGAGGCTTACTCCAACAAACTTATATCCCGCCGCCTTGACATAAACAGAATACGTGTATGTCGTGTTCACCGCACCAAAGAAACCAACAAAGAACTGATGCACGGTATTCACAACACACGGGATCAGCCCCATCGCATCATTCGCACCAGAAGGACTCGTGCCGATGTTCGGTATCCAGCCGTCTTGTGTCGGGGACAGCGGGACATTGTTCCAATTCGTGCTTGGCCATACACCGTTCGCCCGCTGTTCCTCGATCAGCAAACCACGCAGCACGCCGCCCGCGTAATCCCAACGCGGCGCATTAGTCGCCACTGTCCGCACGACACCACTCGCATCGGTATACGTAGCGGATGACGCACGCGTGAACACGATGCGCGGATCGAGCGAACCGGGTTGCATGAAGTCGAGTGTCAACGTAGGACCGTCGAGCGTTGTCGCGGCAATGAGTTCACTCTGCGACAACTGCCTCGGCCAGTAGCGCGTGCGGCGTGCCCACTGTCCGCAAAGTGGTGACTGATACAGCATCATTCCATTGATCGTTAGCGCGACAATGGCTGGTAACGTGGCGGGAGGTCCGGAGAGTTGTGCCAGCCCCACGCCACCAAACGCAGAGATTATTTGCGCATTCAGTCTCCAGGAAACCGCACCGCGTTGTGTCGTGTTAATAGGAACAAGAATGCCCGCGCCGTCACTGTTCGCGACCGTGGTGCCTCCGACTGCTATACCCATCCCGGCAAGCTGTTGACGTGCCGGTGTTTGTAAAGGTGTCGTGAAGCCGCCTGGGAATATGAAGTCTGTAGAATTAGACGCACCGACAAGTTGAGCTGGCGCGTTGTAGGTTGGTGTTGAACCTTCCAGGATATACTCATGCGACAGACTGCCCTGCGTCTGACTAAACCCTGACACACTCGCGATCGGATAACTCAACACATCAGCGGCACGTGTCACTGCCACCGTTGTGGTTGGGATATAACTGGACATGAAGTTGAGTTCGACCTGTCCGCCCCAGGCGAAGATGGTCTGTGCTGGCGTGCTGGTTTGCGCGGGATCGCGAAGGTCGGTGCCTATTGTAATTCCCTGAGCCCCGGCCAGCGATGTGGCGATGATAACAAACCGTTGCCATTGCGTTGTCAGTATCAGACGTGGACTGCTTATGAAGCTATTCACGTTGAGACCCAGATATAACTGCTCTCCTCCGACATTGCCTTTCAGATACACGCTGAATGCATAAACTGATGCCGTTAACGTGAATATTTGTTGCATTACACTCGCGGCATTAGCCCCAGTCACGGCGGGATAAACAATACGCGTGGCAGTCGATGTTCCATCGGGTGCCGTCGTTTGGTTCGCCGTAGTGACAGGCGCGATGACGACATTGTTAAAGGTTGACCATGGCGAACCAGCGATGTTCCCACTGGGAAAAAGAATGTTTGTGCTCGCATCCTCCAACAACAAACCCTTGAGTTGCAACGTCGCCGGATCGTAATCGAAGCGCGGCGTGTTGGTCGTGGCCGATACCAGTGTGCCGCTGGAATTGTAATACCAGCCGGGCGAGGCCCGCGTGAATACCGCGCCAGCTCCGAGCGTGCCACCCAGGAAGGACTGGTCGAAGGTGGCGGCGCCACCGGCGGCGATACCCCCACCGAACTGTTGCCGCATCTCCTGGCTGAAATACTTGCACCACCCCATCGGCGAGACCGGGCCGGTGACGTGGCCGCACCATTTCGGCGCGATGTAAAACCGGCAGAACGAGCACTTCTCACGCCCGCCCGCTGGCGTGTAGCGCGCCGCCTGGGGTGAGACGCGGTGCGTGATGGTGCCACTCATGCTACCCGCACCATCAGCGCGGAACCGTTCCGATACATCCCATCAACCGGCACGCCCGCGCTCGCGGCGGCGGCATCGTTGGCCGCGTTGACGAACGGACCACTGAACGTCAGCGCGCCGTTGAGCATGTTCCCGTAACTCTTGTTGGTCGAACTTACGGAGCCCCCGGCGTATTGCACCAGCGGAATACCAGCGGGAAGCCCGGCTACGTTAGCGGTGACAATGGTGTTGAGCGTGCCATTGAAATAAATCCCGGCGTTCTTCATATTGCTAATGAAATTGCCGTAAATGATCGTGTTGTTGCCGCCTTCGATATCAATCGCGACCTCGTTGGTTGATGTCGAAGCAGAACCGGAACCGTAGAAACTGTTGTTACAGATCAGCGCGGGACCGACGATTTGCGTCTCTATCGCGGCATACGAACCATCCAGTGACGGGATGCCAAAATGCAGATGATAAGTATTGAGGATTTGCGGTGACTGACCCTGGTCCGAAAATATGCCACGGGTGCCGCTATTACAATGAGTGTTGCTGACGGCCAGCCACAGATCGGCATTCGCCTGCACACCAGACCATCTGATGCCGTAATCGTTACCAATGAACACGCACTGAGCCACATAGACCCCTTGCACCCAGTCACCGATCTGTAGTCCAACGCTACCGCCCACGAACTCCACGTCGTCGAGTTTGACCTCCACTGTGTAGGAACCGGCGCTCTTACCGTCCACTTTAATCCCCACGCCCTGAGCAGTCACGCCATCGGCGTTCGGCATTTGTCCAAAGATATGCTCCAACGAAACAACGGAACAGTTGAACACATGGATTTGCGTGAGCCAGAACTTCGTGTCGCCGAAGAACACGATATCCTCGATGCTGATCCCACCATATCTGTGCGCCTGATCGGCTGGCGTGGTGATCGTCAACCCGGTGTTCGCGAAAGTAGCGCCAACGGAGTCACGGATGAAGGTCAGGCCCCGCACATGCGCACCCACGATTGGTGACAATGACAGCGTCAGCCCGTCACCGACACCATTGAAATACAGAATGGCGACACCACTGCCCGCGCCTTCAATCGTTACCGTGCTGGTGAACGCCTGTGACAGAGGACTGGATATCACATAAGTCCCGTGTGGTATCACGCCATGGCCACCGTTGGCGAGAGCAGCCAACCAGGACGCGAACGCGGGCGCGTCGTCCGTGACACCATCACCGACAGCCCCATAATTCCTGACATTGACTGCCCCGCTCAACGCCACATCGATCGTGTCGCTGTTCAGGTTCAGGTGATTGCCCCACTGCCCGACATCCATAGCATAATTGGGTTTATAGAGACCCAGATTTGGGGTTCTGGTGTAATCGGTCATCAGAACGAGACCAGTTCAGCGCGGAACGGTGCGCCACTGTAATCAGATTGTTGTTTATGAAGGTCGGCCCTGGTCACCGCCTGCTGAAACTGGGCATCGCATTGCTGCGCGCGGTCATCATCCAACTCGAACAATGCACCATATTTGCACACACCCCACAAATACACGCCATACAACTGGTCAAGCACGGCGTTGGTGTCCGTTGGCAATTTCAACGGACGTGGCTTGGCATACCACCCCATCAGAATCTTCTGCGGCACCCAGTTGGGATCAGGGGGATCGGGAATGACGGGGTGGGGAA